GTAGAGATAGTTATTATAATCTAATAGATAAAGGTAATGAAGCTATTGAAGGAATATTAGAAATTGCAAAAGAAGGCCAACACCCTAGAGCATATGAAGTTGCAGGCCAATTATTAGGACAAGTTGCAGGTACTGTTGACAAACTACAAGACTTACAAAAAAAATTAAAAGACTTAAAACAAGTACCAAAGACTGCAAACACAAATGTAAAAAATGCTCTTTTTGTTGGATCAACTGCCGAGTTGCAGAAAATGTTAAATAGAAAACAAGAAGATGAAACAATTGAAAAAAATATTACTCCCGAAAAGGAGTAAAAAATGAGTGAAGCATATTTAGGGAATCCTAATCTTAAAAAGGTTAATACTCCTGTTGAGTATACACAAGATCAGATAGTAGAATATCAAAAGTGTGCTGAAGATCCAATATACTTTATGGAAAAATATATCCGTATTGTATCTCTTGATGAGGGTCTAGTGCCTTTTAATATGTATGGATTTCAAAAAGATATTGTTCAAAAAATTCACGAGAATAGATTTACTATATGTAAACTACCAAGACAATCAGGAAAATCTACAACAACTATTTCTTATCTATTGCATTATGCATTATTTAATCCAAACTCTAACATAGCCATACTTGCAAACAAAAGTTCTACTGCTAGAGATATATTAGGTAGACTGCAACTTGCATATGAAAATTTACCAAAATGGTTACAACAAGGTGTAATAAACTGGAACAAAGGTAATATAGAATTAGAAAATAAATCTACCATTGTTGCGGCTGCCACTTCTTCAAGTGCTATTCGGGGTGGTTCATTTAATATTATCTTTCTTGATGAGTTTGCTTTCGTACCTACTAACATTGCCGAAATGTTTTTTAGTTCAGTTTATCCTACGATATCTGCTGGTACAAAAACTAAAATGATTATAGTATCTACACCTTATGGTATGAATATGTACTATAAGATTTGGATGGACGCAATCAATAAAAAGAATGATTATATTCCTATAGAAGTACATTGGAGTGAAGTACCAGGTCGTGATGATAAATGGAAAGAACAAACTATACGTAACACAAGTGAAGAACAATTCCAACAAGAGTTTGAGTGTGAGTTTTTAGGTTCTGTAAATACTTTAATATCAGCTTCTAAAATTAAGGCAACACCTTATGTAACACCTATAAAGTCTGCTCAAGGTGTTGACATATATGAAGATAGAAAAGAAGGACATACTTATGTGGCTGCTGTTGATGTATCACGTGGTGTAGATAAAGATTATTCTGCCTTTTTAGTATTTGATGTAACTAGTATGCCTTATAAAGTTGTAGCAAAATATAGAAGTAACGAAATTAAACCTTTTGTATTTCCTAATATAATATCTAGAGTTTGTTTAGCATATAATCAAGCACATATATTAACAGAGGTAAATGATATAGGTCAACAAGTGGCCGACGCCTTACAATTTGAAATTGAGTACCCTAATTTATTAATGACAACACAAAAAGGTCGTGCTGGTCAAATATTAGGTGCTATGTATAGTGGTCGTGGGTCATCTATGGGTGTTCGTATGACAAAAGCTATTAAAAAAGTAGGTTGTTCAAACTTAAAAACATTAATTGAGGGTGACAAAGTTGTTGTTAACGATTTCAATATCATACAGGAGATGTCAACCTTTACTAAAAGAGGTCAAAGTTGGCAGGCCGAAGACGGTTCCAATGATGATTTAATGATGTGTTTAGTCATATTTGGTTGGTTATCTAATCAACCCTACTTTAAGGAATTGACAAATACCAATGCACGTTTAAAAATGTACGAGGAACAAAAGAATTTGATAGAACAGGACATGGCACCATTTGGTTTTGTAGACGATGGAGTGACTGATCCTGAAGATGAGGAAACAGTTGACGAGTACGGTACCAGATGGTTTCCTGTCTCTAGAAAAGGACAATAGTCTATTTCTAGGTTATTATAAATATCTGTACTGGCTTTAAATATGGATGTAAGAAAACTTACAAAGATGTGAATTATAATATATTAATAATTAGCTAATTAAGAGGAGAATAACCTATGGCATTTCAAGTATCACCAGGTGTTCTTGTACAGGAAAAAGATTTAACAAGAATCATTCCTGCTGTGTCTACATCAATTGGAGCTTTTGCTGGCGAGTTCAGAAAAGGTCCTTTAGATCAGATTACATCAATCTCTAGTGAACAAGAGTTAGTAAGTGTTTTCGGCAAACCGGATAATTCAAATTTTGAATCATTCTTTTCAGCTGCAAACTTTTTACAATACTCTAACGCATTAAGAGTAGTACGAGTACAAAATACTGGTTTAGCAAACGCAGCCGTTTCAGGCTCAGCAGTTGCTATCAAAAATACACAAGACTACCAGGATAATTACAATGCTGGTCAGGCGTCTGTCGGAGAATGGGCAGCTAGAACAGCAGGAGTTTGGGGCAACGGCCTTAAAGTTTCTGCTTGTCACAGCGCAACAGGTTTCCAAGAGGATGCAAAAACAACAATAAATGATTCTGCTATGTCTGTTGGTCATACAACAGTAACATTAACATCAGGAACAGGTTTCGCAGTAGGCGATATCGTTGAGTTTTCAACGAGTTCGGGCGGAACAGATTATGATGGTAGAAAATATAAAATAACAAACGTAGCTACTAACGATATAACTTTTGTTAGAGCTGACACACTACAAGGTGGTTTACATCAAGTACCAGCTAATGGTGCAAACGTAAGAAGATTTTGGGAGTTCTATGAATTTGTTTCAGGTGCTCCAGGAACATCTCCTTACGCTGCTTCAAAAAGCGGAGTAAATGATGAAATGCACGTTGTCGTTATAGACGAAGACGGTAATATCACAGGAAAAACTGGCGAAGTAATTGAAGTTTACGATAGAGTATCAAAAGCTTCAGACGCTAAATCACCACAAGGCGATTCAAACTATGTAAGAGACGTAATTTATAATAAATCAAATTACATTTACTGGATGGATCATCATGCTTCAGGATCAAACCATGGTTCAGCAGCTGCAGGAATAACTTTCACAGCAGTTGATACACCAAAAACTGATTCTTTAATTAACGGTGCAAATGGTTCAACAGCAACAGCTGGCGAAATCAAAACTGCTTACGAGAAGTTTGAAGACGCAGAAACAGTTGATGTAGGTTTAATCATCGGTGGATCTTGTAACGCTACTCATGTAGACGATCTAATAACACTTGCAGAAAAAAGAAAAGACGCTATCGCATTCGTATCTCCAGAGAGATCAGATGTTGCTGGTATCACTTCTTCAATCACACAAACACAAAACGTATTAGCATTTATGAACGGTATTCGTTCTTCATCTTACGTTATGTTAGATAGTGGTTACAAATACATGTACGACAGATACAATGACGTATATAGATTTGTTCCATTAAACGGTGACATTGCAGGTCTAGCGGCTAGAACAGATTTAATCGCAGATAGCTGGTTTTCTCCAGCAGGATTAAACAGAGGTGTTATCAGAGGTGCTGTTAAGTTAGCATATAACCCAAGTAAATCTCAAAGAGACGAATTGTACAAAGCAAGAATTAACCCAGTGGTTACATTCCCAGGCCAAGGTACAGTATTGTTTGGAGATAAAACTGGTTTATCTGCTCCTAGCGCATTTGATAGAATCAACGTTAGAAGATTGTTTATTGTTTTAGAGAAGGCAATATCAACTGCTTCTAAATTCCAACTTTTTGAGTTCAATGATGAATTTACAAGAGCGAATTTCAGAAACATTGTAGAACCTTTTTTAAGAGAAGTACAAGGTAGACGAGGTATCACAGACTTTTTAGTAGTATGTGATGAAACAAATAACACAGGTGAAGTAATTGATAGAAATGAATTTATTGCTGAGATATTTATTAAACCAGCAAGAAGTATCAACTTTATTACATTACAATTCATCGCAACACGAACCGGCGTTTCTTTTGAAGAAGTCGCAGGCGGTTAATTAGTAGAGGAGAAATAAAAAATGGCAAACATTAATGACTTCAAAGCTAAACTTGCAGGCGGTGGCGCAAGAGCCAATCAGTTTAAGGTTACAATGCCTTTTCCTGGTTACGCACAGGTTGGTGGAGAAATAGAAGACTTAGCATTTTTATGTACAGCTACATCTATACCGGCAATGACAGTTGCAAACGTCAATGTTCCGTTTAGAGGTAGAGCAATTAAAATTGCAGGTGATAGAACAATTCCGTCTTGGTCAATTACGGTACTAAACGATACAAATTTCAAAATCAGAAATGCTTTTGAAAGATGGCAGAATGGTATCAATAACATGACTGATAACGAGGGGTTAACTAATCCAGTTGACTACCAAGTAGACGCTTTTGTTGATCATCTTGACAGAAATGGTAATAACGTTAAATCGTATACTTTGAGAGGACTGTTTCCTACAGAGATCGGTGGTATTGATTTAAGTATGGGCGAAGCAACAGAAATAGAAACTTTTGGTGTGACGTTTGAATATCAGTACTTTGAAACAAATACTACAACGTAATACAAAATTAGGAGGCGGCCTAAAAACCGCCTTCTTAAAACTATTATAAGTAGTAGTAGAACAAACAGGAGATAATATTATGGCAGAGTTTTTTGGATTTAAGATTACACGAGATAAACCTAAATCCGATCCAAAACAAAACTTTAGTACACCACAAGCAGAGGACGGTACACAAGTAGTCGCTGCTGGAGGGTATTTTGCGTCTCACCTTGACATGGAAGGAAACGCAAAGACTGAAGCGGATCTAATAAGAAGATACAGAGAAATTTCAATACATCCAGAATGTGATATGGCGATTGAGGATATTGTCAATGAGGCAATAGTTTCAAACGAAAATAAACAAGCTGTTAGATTAATGACAGATAATGTTCCTTACAGTAGGGATATTAAAAGAAGACTTGAAGAAGAATTTACAGAGATATTAAGATTACTACAATTCAACAGTAGAGGCCACGAGTTGTTTAGACGTTGGTATGTTGATGGTAGAATATACTTTCAAAAGATAATTGATACAGAAACAGGTAAGAAAGGTATTACAGAATTAAAATATCTTGATCCTCGGAAAATCAAAAAAATCAGAGAAGTAAGAAAGAGAAGACCTGACGGAGTTGCTCCATCGGCTACAAATTTAGTAGACGAAACTATGGAATACTTTTTATATAATGAAAGAGGTGTAGGTGGTGCTAGTTTACAAGGTATTAAAATTGCCGTAGATACTATCGCATTTTGTCCATCAGGATTAATAGATCAAAACAAAAATTTAATTTTATCGTTTTTACATAAAGCAATTAAACCAGTTAATCAATTAAGAATGATTGAAGACGCTGCTGTTATATACAGAATAGCAAGAGCGCCTGAAAGAAGAATATTCAAAATTGATGTTGGTAATTTGCCTAAAATGAAAGCTGAACAATATTTAAGAGACGTTATGGCAAGATACAGAAACAAACTTGTGTATGACGCAGCTACAGGTGAAATAAGAGACGACAGAAATTACATGTCAATGTTAGAAGACTTTTGGTTACCAAGTAGAGAGGGTGGCAGAGGTACAGATATTTCTACATTACCAGGTGGTCAAAATCTAGGAGAAATTACAGACATAGAATACTTTAGAGCAAAACTTTATAGATCATTGAATGTACCTTCAAGTAGATTAGAAGCTTCAACAGGTTTTAATTTAGGAAGATCAACAGAAATAACAAGAGACGAATTAAAATTTACTAAATTTGTTCAGAAATTAAGAAAGAAATTTATTGAACTGTTTAATGATATTTTAAAAACACAATTAGTATTAAAAGGAATCATTGCTGAAGAAGAATGGCCAATGATTAGAGATAATATTTTTTACGATTTTTTACAAGACGGTCACTTTGCAGAATTAAAGCAGGCTGAAATGTTAAAAGATAGAATACAACTGGCTAACGATGTAAGAGATTATGTTGGTAAGTATTTTTCAGTTGAGTATGTTAGAAAAAATATACTAAAACAATCTGATCAAGATATAGAGAAGATTGATAGTCAAATCAAAAAAGAAATTGACGATGGAATTATATCATCACCACAAGATCAGGTTGTTGATAGTGAGGATTCGTTCAATTAATAAATTAATGGGAGAACAATTATGAGTAGTGAAGTAAAAAACTTTATAGATAAATTAGGTGCCGGTAAAAACGCAGAAGCCGGTGACGCTTTTAAAGACGCATTAAGAGCAAAAGTAGGTGACGCATTAGACCAGAAAAGACAAGATGTTGCTGGCAATATGTTTAACGCTCAAGCTTTTAGTGATAAGAAACCTGAAGTAGCAACTCCAGGACAATTCAATCAAGACGGAACAATTACAAATGCTGATGGTACAGCAGGTCAAACCGGTGCAGAAATGTCAGCAGCTACGGCTCCTGAAGTAGCAGAACCATCTGCTGAAACAGCACCAGAAGCACCAGCAGTTGATACGCCGGTTGAAACACCAGCAGTTGATACACCAGAGGTATAATTAAATGTTAAGAGTAAGCGACATTGTAGAAGAACAAAAACTATTTAACAGTAACGCATTTAAACAATTAACTCCTGTTTTACAAGACGCTGTTAAACAAGTATATAAAACTATAGAAGAAGACGAAAGCATTAACGCAGAAAACTTACCTATAAAATTTGAAGAAGCATTAGACAATGTTGCTACTATTAACACTATAGAAAAAGAACAATTAGAGGGTTATTTTGATGACGAAATAACTGAACAATTAGAAAAATTAGGAGAAGAATAATGGCAGATACAGTTACAACTCAAACTATATCAGATACATCTGGTATAAAATATGTTGTTAAAATGACTAACGTATCAGACGGTACTGGAGAAACTTTAGTAAAAAAAATAGACGCTTCAGCGTTAACTTTTATGACCGAAGATGGTAATAGAAAGTTAAGTAAGATATGGTATTCAGTAAATACTAACAATAATAAATCAGCAGTTGAGTTGTTGTGGGACGGTACTGTAAATTCTACAATTGCTTTTTTATCTGGAAATGGTCATTGGGATTTAAGAACTTCCGGAAATGAAATTGGTAACAATTCTACAACACCTACAGGTGATGTGTTGTTATCTACTAAAAACTTTGCAGCTGGCGATAATTATACGATTTTACTAGAGTTTAGGTAAAAAATCTTATAAATATAAGGAAGTTTTAAACATAGAGGGAATTTATGAAATTAATATCCGAAGAAGTACAAAATGCTGAATACATCACCGAAGAGGTGAACGGCAAAAAGAATTATAAAATTAGAGGTGTCTTCTTACAATCCGAAATAAAGAATAGAAATGGACGTGTCTATGAAAAAGAGATACTTGAAAAGGAAGTAAGTAGATATAACGCAGAATTTATTAATAAAAAA